CTTGAAAGAAGGTTAGTCCATAACCCTATGAGTAAAGCCACCGCTGCTTCTACCATTGGTCTTACCTTAGGTAACTTCGTTAACCAAGGTGATCTGGGGAGTCTTGCTGGTTCAACACTGGCAAAATTCTTCGGTCATGGAGACTACAACATCAAGTCCAACTCTCTCATTAAGGGACCCCATTCTGCTATGTCCGGTGCCAAGTTCTCCACGGAGAAACGAGGTACCCGTATTACAGAACGAGAGTTCCTGGGAGAAGTTAAAGCAGGTTCGCTATCTGGTAGTTCGACTATATTCACTCTTAACGAGCATAATATCAACCCTACCGATCCAATCACCTTTCCGTGGTTGTCGAACATAGCATACCTCTTCGATCAATGGGAACCGCATGGGATTGTCTTTGAATTCGTTTCTACGTCATCCGAATACAATGGTTCATCCCAAGCCTTAGGAACCGTCATTGCCGCTACCGACTATGATCCCTATGACCCTCCTTACCCTGACAAGCAAGCCATGGAAAATGCTGACTATTCGTGTTCTACGAAACCAGCGCATGGTATGCTTCATGGAATTGAGTGCGATCCTCGTGAACGTCCTACTCCTATCTTGTATACTTCAACATCTAATGGAGCTCCCCTAACCTCTACCACATTAGGAACATTCGGCCTAGCCACCCAAGGGTGCTCCGTCGCTAATGTTACTTTAGGTGAGTTATGGATCTCCTACGACATTACCTTCTACAAGAAGCAGTTAGAACCGATCACGGTTCCATATTGTCAGATTACAACGGCCGTCTGTGCCTTGAATACTGGATTACTATCCGGTGGGGGGGTTGATTCAAAAATCATCACCATTTCCCAACCGACAACTGGAACATCTTCGATCCACCTCAATAATCTCAAGATCAATACCAACTACATCATTGACTACAATCTGAATGCAATGGTTGCTGGTGACATTTTATCCGATTGGACAATCGTCAACGGTACCATGCGTAAAGTCAGCAAGGCAGGTTCGTCTTCCCAGCTCGGGATTGCCGAATACCTTGTGACTACCACAGCACCAAATTGTGTCATCACTACAGTTACACCGAAACAACTTGTAGCATCAACATACCAACTCTTGGTATCTGAGATCGCTAAGAATACTTGGCTCTACGGAACTTAAGTATTCTTTTACAACTCCAAGGCTTTCCACCTTGGGGGTGGTATCTAAACCACACTGGGTATTCTTTTTACCCTTCGGAGAGTCTCTCTCCGTACATTAGTACAATCAACCCGTC